CTTTTTTATTTCGGAGAAGTGGCGGAATTGGTAGACATTAGAAAGCTATGCAGATACTCGTTGCACTTCACACTGTAAGTGGCCAATCGGTTGGAACGCTGCAATCCCGGTTCGAGTCCGGGTTTCTCCACAAGCCTTTAGGATGGAAGAAGCGAAATAGAAGCAAAAAGGCTCATGTAGTTTACGGGCTGCTGGTATAGATTCTGGCTGACACGACGGAAAGACGCCGAAAGACTGCATGGGTGTTTCTATTAGAGCTGAAGTTGTTATCATGTGAATGCCCCGGAGAATACTCTTCGGGGTTTTTAATTGGTATTATGAGTAACATAGAATTGAACGAAAGACAGAAGCTCATTATTGCAGGCAAGATTTGTCCGTATTGTGGGCGACAAACTGAATTTGTAGACAGTATCGAGGTGTATGGGACGTCTTATGGCATGATTTATCTCTGTAGGGATTGTGATGCCTATGTAGGTGTTCACAAAGGGACTGATAGGGCACTTGGTCGCTTGGCTCAAAAGCAGCTACGGAAACTAAAGCATCAGGCCCACGAGTATTTCGATAAGATCTGGATGAATAAATACATGACACGACATGAGGCTTATGTCTGGTTGTCTCATATACTGGAAATACCAGTTGAATATACTCACATAGGGATGTTTTCTGAGGTAACTTGTGAACGTGTGATCAACTTTAGCAAGCAGTTGCTGAATGATTATAGACAGCTTGAAATAGGGCAGAGGAGAAGCCCTAAATTACCTCATTTCCCTTTATGAAAATGGCGTTAAAATGGCGAAGTTTCTGTTTGCTCATCTTGTCATTTTACGATAACTTTATAGATGTAAAGAACTAAAAGTCAAACCAATAAATTTAAAATTATGGCTGGAAAAAAAGTAGAACCTGCAACAGACTGTGCAGAAAACAAATTCAAGTCTATCAGACCTTTATTAGCATCCGAGATAGAGTGCAGAGTGGGGACAATGAAAAATGACGGTACAGGTTGCTCATTGTTGCTGTACAAAGATGCAAGGGTGGATATGCGATTACTCGATGAGGTATTCGGTCCCATGAATTGGAAACGCACTCACGATGTCGTTAACGGAAATCTATTCTGCACATTATCCATTTGGGATAGTGAAAAGAAAGAATGGATTAGCAAACAGGATGTTGGTGTGGAATCCAAGACTGAGGCTCAAAAAGGGCAAGCCAGTGATGCTTTCAAACGTGCCGGTTTTAACTGGGGACTTGGAAGGGAACTTTATACAGGCCCGTCCATCTGGATTCAACTCGATAGGACAGAAGTTTATCAGAAAGGGAGTTCTTTTGGGCTTTATACAAAGTTCAGTGTCAAGCAAATTGAGTATAATGACCAAAAGGAGATTATTCTGTTGGTCATTACTGATAACAAGGGTAATGTGCGTTTCACTTTCGGTAATGCAAAAGAGAAAGTGGTTAAGCCTTCTATTCCGGTTCAAGGTTCAGGAGCTGTTTTTACGGGTGCTGATTTAGACCGTGCAGTGAAGGAAATGCGAGCCGTTCAAAGCCATAAAGAGCTTGTTGAAGTATGGAACAAGTACCCTGCTTTGAAAAATAACAATGAATTTAAAAACGCCTGTATGGCTATGGGCAAAATTTATTCTCAACAATGATAGATTTAGTTAAGTCAAGTGTGGTTTTCAATGAAGAAGACCACACTTATTTTCTCGGTGATAAGGAACTGAAAGGTATTACCGGCATGATAAGCCGACAACTGTTCCCGGACAAATACAAGGAAGTTCCGGAATTTGTCTTGAAGAGAGCTGCCGAAAAAGGAAGTCGTATTCATGGACAATGCCAGTTTGTCGATTGTACCGGGTTGCCGCCTGAGAGTGTGGAAGCCGAAAACTACCTCAAAGAGAGAATGAATGCCGGCTATAAGGTTGTTGCTAATGAATATACCGTTTCGGATAACGAGTATTTTGCATCCAATATTGATTGTGTCTGGTGTAAAGATGAAAGAGTCAGCATTGCTGATATTAAAACCACTTATAATCTGGATAAAGAATATTTGAGTTGGCAACTGTCAATCTACGCGTATCTCTTTGAAATGCAAAATCCTTTAATTAAGGTTGATAAGCTATTTGGTGTTTGGTTGAGAGGCGATAAATCCGAGTTAGTTCCGATTGTGCGTAAATCCGATGCCGAAGTTCAAAGGTTGCTGGAATGTGAAATCAATGGAGAACAGTTCCTAACTATAACTCTTGTTCCTGCTGATGAAAAGCTGCTCATCCCGATGCAACTGGTTAATACTATCATTGAAATGGAGGAACAAGCCAGTTTTATTTCTGAGAGGCAAAAGGAATATAAAGAGAAGCTGAAAATTGCGATGAGAGATAATGGTGTTAAGTCTTGGGATGCCGGACGGATGAAGGTTAGCTATACACCACCCTCACAAAGCAAGAGTTTTGATACAAAGAAGTTCCAAGAAGATTACCCAGAACTATATGCTAAATATTTGAAGACAGCGAATAAAGCGGATAGCATCCGCATAACCATAAGGGAGGAAGTTAAATGAGTGTGAATAAAGTAATTCTTCTTGGGCATGTTGGCAAGGACCCGGAAGTAAGATCGTTGGAAGGTGGTATAAAGGTGGCTACCTTTTCCCTTGCCACAACAGAAAAAGGGTATAAAATGCAAAATGGCACTCAGGTTCCAGATCGCACAGAATGGCACAACATTGTTGCATGGCGTGGTATTGCAGAAACGATTGAAAAGTATGTCCATAAGGGAGATAAATTATATCTTGAAGGAAAGATACGTACACGTAGCTATGATGATAACAAAGGTGTGAAGCGGTATGTTACTGAGGTTTTTGTGGATGATATGCAGATGCTTTCTCCGAAGCCCCAACAAGTTGCACCGCCGCCAGCTCCTGGTTTTCAACCACAATCATCGGCTGCTCCACAATATCAACAGGAACAATCGGGTCATAATCAGTGGGGGCAAAGCCAATCTTCATCCGGTCATACTCCAGATGTGAATGATTTGCCTTTTCCTGTATACTAAATTATGGAAGCGACTTTAACGAAAAAGGACGGTAAAATCCAAATGGATAAGTCTTTTGAGTTTATGTGTAGCACTTTGCGCAATGGTGATTATACTGTCACCATTAAGCGCAAGACACAACCAAGAACGTTGAACCAAAATGCACTCATGTGGAAATGGTTTCAGTGCATTGGCGCTTGTCTACGTGAGTATACCGGTGAAGAGTATTGGAGTACAGCCGATGGCGTGCAGGACATTCACGATAGATATTGCAGAAAGTTTCTTGTAAAGAAGATAACCGTCAATGGAAAATCAGAGGCCATAGTTCGGGGCACAAGTAAATTAAACACTTTGGAAATGCACAATTTCATGGAGAGCGTTAAGATAGATGCTGCTGCCGAGTTTGGCATTACACTTCCTCTGCCTGAGGATCAACATTACTTAGATTTTATTCATGAGTACCAGAATCGGTACTAAAATCAATTTATAAAGTATGATTGCAAATTTGAGAGATTACGAACCCAGTATTATTGAGTTCGTAATCCCCGAAGCTATTCGGGAAACATTTCCCCCGGTATTATTCGAGGGATCGACAAATGTCGATGAGATAATTAAACTGGTGAATGAGAACTTCAATGCTACATTTCCAGAAAGTGAAATTACTCAGCGCATTCTTGATGCGTTTGAAATAGACGAGATCCGGGAGGAATATTGCATAAAGCAAGAGAACGAAGTTCCAAAGCGTGAGAGGGAATTACTTGAGGCCATCGAACGGGCTAAAAAAATCAAGAGTGATGCCCAGGAGCGTCTTGCAGCGATAAAGACTGAAATAAAAGACTTGGCTGCCGAGGTAAAGAAAGGTACGAAAGATTATCAGCTTTCCAGCAAAAATACCGTTCGTTTCGCCTTGAATGGGTATTTCATCTATTACTCTTGGGTGAATGGACAATTGACACTGGTCAAGGGTGAAAAAATCCCTGCATGGGATAAGCGCTCATTGTGGGCTCAGGAAGACAGAAACCGTAAAGCCATGCTCGATTTGTTCGGTCTTGAGTATCCTGAGGTTGAACGTCCTGTTGATGATGAGGATGCTTTGTCTGGAGATTTAGGTGAGAATCCTTTTGATGGGGAAGACGATGATCCGGAAGACGATGAGTAGATTACAGCATAAGAAAGGCAGAAAGTCCAAATATGCAAAGTCCCTTTGCTCAAATCCACAATGGGAAGAGGCTAAAAGGAAAACTCGTATAAGAGATGGACATAGATGTCAGATGTGCGGTAAAGACTTCAATTTAGAGATTCATCACAAAAAGTATAGGGTTAACGGCCAGTCGATAGTGGGGCATGAGCTTGACTACCTTGACTGTCTTGTTACCCTTTGTGGTGACTGCCATGAGAAAGTGCATAAATATCATATCAGATTATGACATATCAATTAAGAGATTATCAAAGTAGGGCAAGTGCCGCCGCTGTCAATGCTTTCAAGTCTAAGACTAAAAAGAATTCAGTTTTAGTACTTCCCACCGGTGCCGGAAAGTCTCTCGTAATTGCTGATATAGCATCAAAGATTGAGAGCCCTTTGATTGTTCTTCAACCGAGTAAGGAGATCCTAAAACAAAATTTTGCAAAAATCCAGTCGTATGGAATCTTTGATTGCGCTGTTTACTCTGCATCACTCAACAGAAAGGATATTAACCGAATAACATTTGCTACGATAGGAAGTGTAATTAAGCACATGGATTTTTTCAAACACTTCAAATATGTAATTGTTGATGAATGTCATTTGGTAAATTCAAATGGTGGGATGTATAAGACCTTTTTTGAAGATGTACAACGAAAAATTGTCGGATTAACCGCTACACCTTACCGTTTATCGACAAGTGGTGGAGGTGCAATGCTCAAGTTCATAACGAGAACCCGGCCGAAAATCTTTTCGGATGTGATTTACCATTGCCAAGTTAGCGAATTGCTTGCTAAAGGTTTCCTTGCAAGATTGAATTATTATGATTTGACAAGGATAGACCTTACCCGTGTAAGAAGTAATTCTACAGGTGCCGATTATGATGAAAAGAGCTTGTCTGCTGAGTTTGCACGAGTAGATATCTATAATTACATCACTAACACGGTGAAACGTCTCCTACGCCCTAAATCCGGTATTCCCCGTAAAGGTATCCTGATATTTACAATGTTTACCCGGGAAGCTCAAATGATTGCTTCTGCTATTCCTGGAAGTGCTTTTGTCAGCGGTGAAACTCCAGCTAATGAACGAGATAGGATTCTTGGAGATTTCAAATCCGGGAAGATAAGGGTTCTCGCTAATGTCGGTGTGTTAACAACCGGCTTTGATTATCCTGAACTTGATACTGTTGTCCTTGTGCGCCCTACAAAATCCCTATCTCTCTATTATCAGATGGTAGGTCGTGTTATTCGTCCAGCTCCCGGTAAAGAGGGTTGGTTGATTGATTTATGTGGAAATTACAGACGCTTTGGTAAAGTCGAGGACCTACGTGTTGAACAGCCGGAAAAGGGGAAGTGGTGTGTCATGAGCCGCGGCCGGCAACTAACTAACGTTTACTTTTGATTATCATGTTTTGGAATAAATATAAGAAGAAAGAGAAGAAGATGCCACTTTTTGAAAAAGCTGGTGTCAAGGTGGAAAGGCAACCAAACTTGAAAGAGAAGTTGGACAAGAAGTTCAGCATGTTTATCCGGCTAAGAGATACGATGCCGAACGGATATTTCTGCTGTATTTCATGTGGGCAAGTGAAACCATTCGAACAGGCTGACTGTGGCCATTATATTAATCGCCAACACATGAGTACGCGCTTTGATGAGATGAACTGTAATGCCCAGTGCCGGCACTGTAACCGTTTCATGGAAGGTAACATTCAAAGCTATCGTCGTAGGCTTGTGGCGAAGTATGGGGAGAAAAGAGTGCTTTTGCTTGAATCGAAGCAGCATGTTTGCCGTAATTATTCAGACTTTGAGTACAAGGAATTAATAAAGCATTATCAGGAAGAGATTAAAAAGCTGAAAAAGGAGAAAGGGCTATGATATGGCTGGACGACCTACTAAGCAAGGAATAGATTATTTTCCTATGGATGTGGATTTCTTTACAGATGTGAAGATACGGAAGATTGTTAGGGCATGTGGACCGCAATCGACTTCTATACTTATTTGCCTGCTGTGTAATATCTATAAAGATAATGGGTATTACATTTTGTGGGACGAAGATTTACCTTTTGTTATTGCTGACATTGTTGGGGTTTCCGAGGGTGCTGTACAGGAAGTCATGCTAAAAGCATTGCAAGTTGGGTTCTTTGATAATGAACTCTATGAAAAGCATAGAATACTTACTTCTTCCGGTATTCAGAAGCGTTTTCTTAATGCTACATATCAACGTAAAGAAACTATTATTATTCCTGATTATCTAATTAATTGCGCAAATAATCCAATTAATCATGCAAATAATTCGATTAATCTTACTGATAATCGACAAAGTATAAAGGAAAGTATAGTTAAAGTAAACAGAAAGGGAAATACTTCTAATAAATCTCCCAAAGAAACTTCTCCTAACGGAGAAGCAAAGAAAGCTGAACTTTCTTTGTTCCCTCAGGAAAAGATAAACTTTGTTGATTTGATGAATTTCTTCAATAATACGTTTGCAGGTAAACTTCCAGCAATAAGATCAATTGATGACAAGCGGAAAAAAGCTATTAAAGCTCGTGCTGCCCAATATGGTAAACAGGCTATTTTCGATGTATTCCAATTAGTGCTGAAAAGCTCTTTCTTGCTTGGGGAGAATGATAGAAACTGGCGTTGTGACTTTGATTGGATATTCAAACCTGCAAACTTCACGAAAATTTTAGAAGGAAACTACAATGGAAAACAAACTGATACTGCTGCCACAAGAAGAGAATCGGTTAATCACCTTAAAGAACTCGCCGGAGCAATATTGCGCGACTCTTCGTCCGAGGACGGTTGAAGATGTGTTCCTAAGTTCTGAACCGGCAATTGGAACCATCGTACGGAAATTTGGTGAACCCGAAGCGAGGGCTATATTGGTCTTTTTAATAGCTGATGTTTTAGAATTCTTCAATGTTGGAAATACCATGTCAGCAACACAAGTTGCAACAACTGTAGATTTAATCATTGAGGAATATCCCTATATGAAGACTGATGATTTCAAACTATGTTTTAAAAATGCCATGAAAATGAAGTATGGTGAGAACTATAATCGTATAGATGGATCAATTATCATGGGCTGGCTTCAAGAATATAATAAAGAACGCTGTGCTGCTGCTGATAATCAGTCTTGGAATGAACATAAGGCGTATAGGGCAGAGATACAGAAGCCAACCACTGGAATGTTTTATAGTGATTATCGGAGAGAACTTGAACGTAAAGCTTCATCCGGTGATAAATGTGCAAAAAATGCTTTGCGATTATCAGATGATATTATTGCTAAGTTGACTGTGAAGAAATACGAGAAACAAAGAAAGATTTTAGAGGAATTCTATAAAAAACAGGAAAAATGAAGTTGACCATATACTGGAAAACCAAAAAAGCTGAATGCATCAGGCATATAAGAAAACGATTTAATATCCCGTCAGGTATAACAGTAAATGGAGAAACGGTAGCTGATATCAAAGAAGAGGATATGGAATTGCTTCGTGAAACTGAAAAAATAGGTTTCATCCAGATACGTCATAAACCCTTATGAAAATGGCGTTAAAATGGCGAAGTTTCTGTTTGCTTATCTTGTCATTTTACGATAACTTTACTGATGTAAGGAACTAAAAGTCAAACCAATATAATATTTGAATTATGGAAATACAGAAAATTAAAATCGAGAAAATCAGTGCTTCACCCCTTAATCCGAGAAAGACTTTCGATGAAGCTGCTATCGAAGAACTTGCAGCCAATATTGAGAAACAAGGTCTACTACAGCCCATTACTGTCAGACCTACATCTGAGGCACCATATTTGGATGAAGATACCGGTGAGGTTATTAATGTGAAAGACACTTACGAGATTGTTTGCGGTGAACGCCGTTTCCGTGCTCTACAACTTCTGAAATCAAAAGAAGATGAAGAGAACATTGCGAAAATCAAAGCACATCGAAAAAAAACAGAGTTGTATCAAACAATCTCCTGTATTGTCAGAGAGATGACAGATGATGAGGCTTTTGATGCAATGATTACCGAGAACCTGCAAAGAAAAGATGTTGATCCCATCGAAGAGGCATTTGCTTTCTCTCAGTTAATGGAGAAGGGACGTACATTGGAAGATATAGCATTGAGGTTTGGGAAATCTACCCGCTTTGTTTTCGATCGTGTAAAATTGAACAGCCTAATACCGGAATTGAAAGCTCGTGTTAGGGATGGGGAAATTCCAATTTCCGGCGCAATGATCCTCTCTAAACTTGATGATACCGAACAGGCAAGGTTTCATAATGATAATGAAGGACAGTGTAATGTGATCATGATAAGAAGATTTGTGAGTAATTCCTTTATGGAGCTGGATAGGGCTGATTGGATTAAGGATAATGTAGATATCTGGGATGATGGTACATTCAAACCGTGTGCTGAATGCGAGTTTAGTACAGCAAATCACGGTTGCCTATTCTATGAAATGAATAGCGAAAAAGCTAATTGCACCAATCCCATATGCTACAAGAAGAAACAACTTGCTTATGTCCTGCGTAGAATACAAGCAGAAAATGGTATTCTCGTCAAAAATGGTGAGCCTCTGGTATTCGGGAAAACTGTTATTGTTGATGATGGCCCGCAATCATACTGGAGTGAAGAAAAGAAAACTATGCATGATAATACATTAGAGGCTATTAAGCAGTTAGGCTATTGCATTGTTAATCCGAATGAAGCCTTTAGAAGTAAATGTTGGTACGATGAAGAAGATGAACGTCTTCAAAAGATGCTTGATGATTCTGAAATTTACCGCTGTATATCTTGCTTTGATTACTGTGGGCCAGAGTTTAAAGTTCAATACTATTACATTAGAAAAGATGTTGCTTCCACTACATCAGCACTTGCAGATCCTAAAGAAATTGAAAAAGAAAAGGTAAAGGCCCAATTGAAGAGGGCAAAAGAGATTGTAGTGGAAAAAACTGCTGAAACCCTGCGTACCTGGGCACAAGAGAAACCTTACCATGAGCGAAAAGTTGAGTTAACAACCAATGAACAGCTTGTATTTGATGTGATGGTTCTCAGCCACTGCAAGAGTTCTTTTCTTAAATCACTCGGCTTGGATAAATATGATAAAAAGAGTGATTTTATGAAGTATATTGAAAATAATCAAGCTGATAGGGCACAATGGTATCGAGCTTTCATCGCTGAATCTTTGTCAGATAACAATGTGAATTTCTATCCTTATTTGCAAAGGTGCCAGAATCTTTTGTTCTCCGAACAGTATCCGGATGAATATCTTGAATTAAGCAAAAAACTTGGTGCATCATTTGAGAAGAAACAAAAGAAGCTCAATGCTCAACTGAAAGCACTTGATAATACTAACACAGAGGAAGCCTAACGGTTTCCTCTTTTTCAAGGTACACCATGAATAAGACTTGGAGTAATGAACAGTTAGCTATTCTTGATAGAGAATATCCAACTGCTGATCTAAAAGAATTAGCCAGTCTCTGGGTAAGACGAAAAGTTCTGTTAGGGCAAAGGCTAAATGTCGTAGATTGAAGCGCTCATCTGATGTAAAGGTATGGAACCCTAAAAAACAGGAAAAGCTGATTGCCTTATATCCGAATCATACTAATCAGGAAATAGCTTCACTCCTTGGTTCAACCGAAAGTGCTGTTGGAGGAAGGGCTTTTAAACTGAAACTTAGGAAGTCACCGGAATTCATGTTAGAACATTCTTCAAAGGGGTTCTTTCCAAAAGGACATCAACCGGTCAACAAAGGACGTAAACAAACAGAATATATGTCTATTGCTCAGATCGAGAAAACGAAGAAGACGCGTTTTAAAAAGGGGGATATTCCAAAGAATCATAAACCGATTGGGTATGAACGTATTACCAGAGACGGATATATTGAGGTAAAGACTACTGAGCCCAATGTATTTGAATTGAAGCACAGATTAATCTGGACTAAACACAATGGGGCGATTCCCGCTGATTGCGTTATTAGATTTAGGGACGGCAATAAACTGAATGTGGATATATCCAATCTTTATCTTGTGAGTAAGTCTGAGAATATGATATCTAATACAATTCACCGCTATCCTCCTGAATTGAAGAAAGCTATCAGAGCGTATGGAAAACTTAAAAAAACGATTAAAAAGTATGAAGAATAATATTAGTATAGATAGTTTGAATACACACTTGTTTGAAGCAATCGAAATGCTGAAAAATAATAGTGATCCTAATGCATCTGCCAATGAAAAGATAGATGTCAATACCGCAAAAAACATTGCTGATTTGGGAAAGGTAGTCATAGAAGGCTATAAAGTCAAAGCACAGGTGTTAAACATTATGGCCAAAACTGACAATCCCAATAGTACTAAACAGCTTTTGGGAGGTGCTGGAATAATATCACAGGAACTTCAAATCGAACAATAAAGAAGACATTATGATAGAGAAAACTATATATATTGCTGATGACAACAGTCGATTCGAAAATGAAAATGATGTATGGTTAGCCATACCGGGATTTCCTAAATATAAGATAAACAGAAATACCGGGACTGTTATAAGTACTTGTAGAGGAAAGGAACGATGCATTTCTATAAAATATAATACTGTTAATATGAGTACGGAGACAGGTATGCGTACTGGGACAACACTTCCCCGTGTCCTATACTCCGCCATACATAGGATAGATATACGCGATATACCCAAGAAGGCCGTTATCCGAATGAATAAAGACGGAGAACCGTATCTGATTTCCAGAGAAACAATAAATAGAGAAATTGCCTATAATCTTCGTAGATCTACCCCCCGTGTAGATGTATTGCAGGAATATAGAAAGTCTATAGAGTTCATAGAATTAGTGCTGTCATGTTATGAGTCCGGTGATTTTGCACCGATATATGTCAAAATCCAAAACATGAAAGGATTAATAATCAATTATATCAAAAAAAGATTCCTTATATCTGATGAGTATTCTTTGGATATGACTTGGTACGCTGTATCCGAATTGGCATTGGATGATATTGTTAATAAAAAAAGAATGATTCCTATGCTTGAGTATTATTTGAAAAGTATCTCTCGTTCATACGTAGCAAAAAAGAGACTATGCATGTATGGGAAAAATTCTATTGATGATCCGAATAACTATCTATTGAATGTATACAGATGATTAATCCAAAACAAACATCGGTTGAGAGTGGAATTCATCCCATCCGCTGTTGAGCTAAATAAATTATCTCATTAGAAGCAAGCAATGAGTCGAATATTTATAATTTCGACTCATTTTACTCAACTTCATTTTAATATTTATATCTTATGCGACGTTCTTCGATAATTAAACGCAGAGCTTGTGACTTTTGGTAGATATCAAGAAAAAAAGTTTCAAATTCAATTAGATTTAAAGTTGTGCTTGAGGTTAATCCAGAAACATGATACATCCCTATAATAGGTTTGGAAAAAGAAAATTGTTCGATTTCTGATATAGCAACAATGTATTCATAATCAAGTTGATGGAGCAATAACCTAACTTCGTTAATAAATGAACGATAGGTGTCTTCTTTCGAACTAATATATTCAAGCCAGTTTTTTGGGGAAATAACTCTATTACTAAGACTGCTAAGTGTAGAATCACCAGTGCATTGGGTTGATGAAAGAAGCTCTTTTATAACATCAGCATTTAATGCTTTATAATCAATATTTCGCCCTTGCTTTTTTGCCATGTCTATAAAAATCCCTTCAATGTTTGTAACTATCGCCATAGCTGGAAAATCAGACGATTTATAAATTATTTTCGCCTTATGTGTTTCAGGATAATGCACCGTTATGAGGTAAAAGATATATGCGGCAATAAAGGAGAGCCCAACTCCGTAGAAGAATTTACCGCAAGCAACGAAAAACTGACAAGGAGCTTCGATTTCAAAAAGCCATATATCCAAACAAAAGACTAGAATAACAGATATTACAGTTAACCAGTTTAGCGTCGGATTTAAAGTTTTAAAAAAGACATTCCAAAAATTGTTCATAAATATTTATTTTAGGCACAAAAATAGTGATAAAAATGAAAATCTGAAAGAATATACAAGCTAATTCAAACCAAGAAAAATATGAATAAGAAAGAAGTAATTGAAATGGCACAAAGACATTCAAAGGCTGCCATGTTTCAGGAGAGTTATTTGGCTGGCTTTCAAGCCGCTTGTAACATTGTCAGAGAAAAAATTGAAACTTGCCATAACGAAGAGTTCTGTGATGAGATGGAAGAACTTGCACAGGTTGCATATATGGATTTATCTTTCGACGATTAACGTATAACAAATAAGAAATGAATAATATTAATTTGAATGCCCTCCGTGATAGGGCATATAAAATCGCCTGTGAACATGGTTTTCACGATGAAGAATTGAGTAACGAACATTGCTTTTGTCTTGTCATTAGCGAGTTAATGGAAGCTGTGGAGGCAGACCGAAAAAATAGACACTTTGATAAAGAAAAGTATAAAAACGGTGAATATGCCGAGTGCCAAGGGTGGCTAACGAATGAGGAAAAGTTTATCAACGTATTCAATAGATATATCAAAGATACCATCGAGGATGAACTTGCCGATGCAGTTATTCGTCTATTTGACTTGGCAGGTATGCGAAATATTTCTTTTGAAATTGCAACTAAAGAGATAGGTGATTGCATCGATGATATGGCAGAATCTTGCAAAGACGAAACATTCACAGAGTCCATTTATGCCATATCTACACTTCCTGTAAGATATGATGGCTTATATGACTTCCATACTACCATTAATGATATGGTACTGTCTATCTTCGGACTTGCCAAACATCTTGAGATTGACCTACTTTGGCATATTGAGCAGAAGATGAAGTATAATAAATTCCGTAATAAGATGCACGGGAAGAAGTATTAACCTTCATAACTGAATAGAAATGAATATGGATTGGAGAGGGATTAGTTGTGCGCTTATCTGTGCGATACCTATTGTGGCCATTATTTGTGATACAGTAAAGAAAGTGTTTGAGATGAAATATAAAAAAGAAAATGATAATGAATTATGAAATACATTGTGAATCGGGCTGAATTGTTTGACTCTTCTGATAAGAAGACAGTTATAAAGAATATGAATGAGCCGACTAATGACGTAGAGGTCTTTAGGGAAGAAATTTGTAAAAAGTATGGTTGTGAGCGTGCGTTGTTAATGTACACTCAGGTGAAGTAATATAAAAAGTATAGCTATGATAACCTTAAACAAGCTTGCAGTTAAATGTTTGAGAACTGCGATCAAAAGAGGAAAAATCGGCAAGCATAGTTCAGCAAAAGCGATAATTGTCGCTATATCTGCTGAGTGGCGTGAGTTATGTAATGCCTCTGAGTATCGTAGTATGCATATTCCTAAATACTCAGAACAAGAGGAAGAAGCTGCCGATGTCATAATCGCTTCGTTGACATATCTTCAAAAAATAGGTTGTAAAGACATAGAACAGCTTATAAAGGACAAGATAAATTTTAACGCCAAGCGAGAGGATTAAGGTTGTTGTGCTGACTATGGTGATGTTGATTTTGTGTTGTTGAAAAATAGTTAGTTATGACAGAGATTATTTCTATTGCCCTCCTGGACTTTAACAAGGGGCAACTTGCCGGGCTTCCAAAGAACCCGCGCTTTTTCCGGGATTATCGATATGAAGCGATGAAGAAAAGTATTTCTGATTGTCCGGAAATGCTTGAACTACGTGAGTTGATTGTCTTTCCGTATTCGGATGGCAGGTACATTGTTGTTTGTGGTAATTTACGGCTCCGGGCCTGCAAGGAACTTGGCTACACTGAGCTTCCTTGTAAAGTCTTGGAACCGATTACTCCAGTCAGTAAATTACGCGAATATTCTGCTAAAGACAATATCAATTTTGGTGAGAATGATTTGGATATCCTACAAAATGAGTGGGATAGGGCAGAGTTACAGGATTGGGGTATGGAGTTTGCGCCGGAAAAGACTGAGGATGAATTCAAAGAACGCTTTGAAGCCATTACAGATGATACCGCTGTTTATCCTCTTATCCCCAAGTACGATGAAAAACATGAGCTCTTCATTATTATATCAAGTAATGAGGTTGATAGTAATTGGCTGCGTGAAAGGTTGAACATGCAGCGCATGAAATCGTATAAGACCGGGAAAGTGAGTAAAAGTAATGTTATTGATATTAAAGACGTTCGCCATGTCCTGCAAGATAGTAATACCAAGTCATAAGCGCCATGACCGGGTGTTCGCTAAAAAACTGGTGAACGATCCAATAATCTGTGTTGCTGAGAGCCAGGCAGATTTGTACCGGCAGTTTAATCCGGATTGTGAAATAGTAACTCATCCTGATGATGTGATAGGTCTTATTCCCAAACGTAATTGGATGGCAAAGCATTTCAGAGAGTTATTTATGCTTGATGATGATGTACATGCTTGTAAAGCGATATATGCCGAAAAGGGTGAGCCTTGCCGTGTAAAGGATAGGGACTTAATAACTCATATCATATTGTCTTTACATGATATAGCCAAGCTAATGGATGTGCATCTGTTTGGTTTTACTTCCCGTATATCTCCTGTGATGTATGATGAGACTGGATTCCTTTCTCTCTCAAAAATGATAACCGGTTGTTCCTATGGTGTTATCTACAACAAAAATACATGGTGGAATGAGGAAATAAGGCTTAAGGAAGACTTTTGGATAAGCTGCTATATGAAGTATAAGGAGCGCCGGATATTGACGGACCTGCGCTATAATTTTGAGCAGAAGAACACATTTGTCAATGCCGGTGGTTTGGCTTCCATTCGCAATCAGGAAGAAGAGCGTAGATCCATCCTTTTCATCAAAAAGAATTTTGGTGATAGTATCTTGTTGAAGAGTGCTACTAATAACGGGAAGGATAAGACAAAGCAGCTTGTAGAGTATAATATTTCCTGCAAATTCAAATTCTAACAGTCTGTAAAAAAGGCGTTTAAATGGCGCTCATTCTGATTGCTATTTCCGTCAATTATGATTAATTTTACTGATGTAATAAACTAAAAGTCAAATAATTAAATTGAAATTATGATTATTAGAACAGTTGGAGGATATGATTTCTATGAGGTGAGTTCTGCCATGCAAAAAGCCATCAGGCGAGCTGATACCTGTGTTGCCGGCTTTTTTGCCTTGGAGCTGTGGGCGAGTGGATATAGGGATTATGTTTGGAAGAGATTATTCACCATCAGTGCTGAGGATTGCTTCGGTATCATAACCAAAGAGATTGAGGCTTTATGGCAAGGGCATGAACTCGTCAATAAAAAGGCTCCTCAGCCGAAAGGACGCATCTTTGTCAGTAAAGCTGTGATTATCCTCTGTGAGTGTAGAAAGTGCCGGGATGCAGATCATCTACAAAACTTCATTTACGATAGGAGAGAAGTTGATATTGAAAAGTGGATAGAAGATGTGAGGCGGTATCCCATTTCTATTCCTGCCTATACCTACGATGTACATACAAGGGTAGGGAAGAAGCAAGGTCGGACAAAGGCAGAGTTCTTCCAACAGGAATTTGATGCTTTAACTCCCCGGGAGCCTGGATTATTTGATGATTTTCCGTCAAAGAAATAGTTGTGAGTCCACAGTGTAATAGCTGTGGACTTTCTATATAAGTCAAACCAATAAACCAAAGAATTATGAATAGAAAAGAAAGACAAGAGGCGAGAGCCGATAGGTACAGAGAACTTGCAGAAAAAGCTAACAAACAGTCAAACGAGGCTTCTCAGCTAAGCCGCAGCATGGTAGAACATATTCCCTTGGGGCAGCCTATACTTGTAGGGCATCATTCGGAAAGGGCACATCGCAGTTTATTGGATCGCTCCTGGAACACTTTGGGGAAATCAGTTAAACTTAGTGAGAAAGCTGAGTACTTTGAGCAAAAGGCCGCAGCGGCAGAAAACAATGATGCGATTTATCTTGGTGACGATGATGCTGTGGAACGATTGGAGGCAAAATTAGCAGATCTGGAAAAAAAGCAGGAAATGATGAAAGAAACCAATAAGATCATCCGGTCAAAGAAGTTGTCTGAAATTGAAAAGCATGATAAGCTAATTGAATTGGGGTATTCTGAGAATGGTATTAGGGAGGTCTTTACTCCTAATTACATTGGAAATATTGGCTTTCCAAGCTATTCTATTACCAACAATGGAGCTAATATCCGCAGAGTTAAAGAACAATTGGAGAAAGCCAAGCGGATGAAAGTTACTGAGGATAAAGAGTATAGGATAGGCGATGTTCGCATTGTTGAAAACTATCAAGAAAATCGACTGCAATTATTCTTTCCTGGAAAGCCTGATGAGGATGTCCGAACTCAACTAAAACACAACGGTTTTCGATGGTCACGCTTTAACGGCTGTTGGCAGTCTTACCTCAAACGCTGGCAAATAGACCGGGCGAAAGAAATCATAGGAGGTTGATCTATGACTGTTTTTCAGTCTGTACCCCGTAAGGACTGCAAGGTGTTTGCGAAATGTGGAGTAAAATCCCTTTCGCATTGCCGCAGGTATCGGGAAAACGATGAAGAGTGCAAGAAATGTACTCTCATCCGTCGCAAGCCTCAGAATCGTAAGTTTGATGCGAATGGTAGGGAGATGAAGAAATGTACCCTGTGTGGGCATTATTTCTACTTGTACAGGTTCTATGATCGAGTAATTCATCATGGAGGTAAAACGTATCACTGTAAATGTTCCCGGTGCCGTATGTGTATGTCCAAAATAAATAGCGATAGAGCTAAGAATAAAGTAAATAAGATACAATGAGCATAGTAGTAAATGTCAACGGTAAAGATTACTATGACAAAGAAGAAGCCCGTGCAGCTTGGTTTGAAGAGTGGCTAATGAAATAGGATTTTGAGTAGGATCTTATTGATTGTGAGAATGAACTTGAATACCGGAGAACTCATCCGGATTGGAATATTCCCTATGTAACGTATGGTGTCCAGAAAAAGCACAAGTGTATTAAAAAGAAGGAAATGCTGTGTTTTATGATTTTACGCTGTGGCAGAAGCGTGCCCGCACTTCCTAAACACATTGGTTTACAGTGTTATATTAGAGAAAAGCAACGTCTAAAGAAGTAGAATCTTTTAGAGACTGGGAATATACATGCCGATATCTTGTTTACTCCCTGTATATTGAGAAGAAAATGACTCTTGATAAGGTTGATAGAGTCAATATCATTAATCTATCAATGCCTGAAAGCTTGAATTTTACAAACATGACCAATTAACTGTTAAGCTAAATAAATTATCTCATTAGAA